GCGTCATGGCCGATGTGCGCCGAAACACGATGTCGACGCCGTGGCCGTCCAGCGCCGGCAGCATCTGCAGCGGCTCGCCGGTGGCGCGCGACCAGGCCGCGACAAGCAGTCGCTTCCATGTCTCGATGTCCCAGCGACGGCCAGCCCACTCGCGCGTCTCGGCAATCTCGCCCAACTTGGCGTGCAGCGCGGCATTGATGGCGCTGTTGCGCGTCGGCTCGCGGAACTCGACCACAGTGCCCTCGGGGGCCTGGCGCGCGAACTGGCCGGCTCCGAGGCGAGCTGTGTCGTGCGCGAGGACGAAGACTCGCAGGACTGCCATGGTCACGCCGCCTTGCTCAGCCCAGCCTGCACGCGCGCCAGGTGCTGCTGCAGCGCCGAGACGATGTCCGGCACCTGCCGCGGCCGGTACAGGATCGCGGCGCGGTCGCGGCCGGCCGGCTTGATGCCCAGCACCTGCTCGATGAAGTCAGCGCGCAGCTGGAAGCCCAGCGTGTCGGCCAAGTCGCCGAGCTTGACGGTAGGCGGCTCGTTGGCCGCCGGCGCCAGGCGCGCCACGTTGCCGCCAGCGGGGCCCGCGTCGGCGGGGTGCCCTGCGCCCATGGGGCCGACGCCCGGGCTGGTGTTGGCGGGTGCATCGCGGTCGGTAGCGTCGGCCGTTGCCGGCTCTGCCTTCAAAACCTGCTGCGAGTCCCGCCCTTCAGTGAGTTCCATCCGTGCGGCAGCGGCACGTTCTGCCGCCTCGGCCTCCTCGCGCTGCCGCTGCTCGGCCGCCAGTCGGGCGCGCTCCTGTTCGCGCGCGCGCTCCTCGGCGGCGGCGATCTCGCGCGCGCGCCGCTCGGCCGCCAGGCGCTCGCGCTCGGCTTCGTCGGCGCGGTGCTTGGCGATGCGCGCGTCCAGCACCGCCGCGAAGTCATCGGCCGCCTTGTGCACCAGCAGGTGCAGGTCGTGGAACAGCGCATGCAGCGCGCCGTTGGCGCCGGTGGCGGCCTTGAACGCGGCCACGTTGCCACGGATCACCCTGGCCTGCGCGTCGGCATCGATCTTGGCGTTCGCCAACGTCGTGTCCAGCGCGTCCTGCATCGAGGCGATGGAGCGCAGGCCCTTGATGGCGCCGGCGAAGTCGGCCGCCACGGGCTGCAGCCGCATCGGCGCCAGCTCGGCCTGCAGGGCGGCGATGTGCTGGTCCAGCGCACGCCGCGCAGCGGTCACGGCCTGCTCGCGCACCTCGTCCTTGCGGCGCTTCACCAGCTTGTCCACGTCCAGGCGCACCGCGCGCGCCTCGGCGCTGATGTCGTCCAGGGTCTTGAACAGCGCGTCGATGTCGGCCGTCTGGCTGAGGGCATGCTCCTTCGCGGCCTTCAGCCGGGACTCCACGTCGGCGCACCACTTCACGGCCTTCTCGGCGTCGGCGAAGTCCTGGTCGGTCTTCAGATCGCGGTTGACCGAACGGATCGCGCTCAGCGCCGTGGCCTTGAACTCGCCCAGGTTGCTGGCGGTCACCATGCCGGTGACCTCGATGCGCAGTGCGGGCAGGGTGTCCGGGTCGCGGCCAGCGGGCGCGGGCTCGGCGGACGCCGGCGGCACGTAGGCGGCCAGGTCGCGCTCGAACTGCCGCCAGCCGTCGATGATCTGCGCGCGCAGATCGGCGTCAGGGTAGTACCAGCAGTGGCGCTGCTCGACCAGCTCGCCATCGGATGTCCACTCGCTGGCCATGAACAGGACGCGCTCGGCGCCGCTCACGTGGAGCTGCTGCTCCATCTGCACGCGGTGGTAGATCGGCAGCAGGCGGCACGCGGCTGCATCGTCGTGCGGGCCCATGGCATCCATGGCCTTGAACGCCGCGCGGATGGCATTGTTCAGGTGCTTGTGCTCGAAGGCGAACTCCTGCAGCAGCGTCAGCCCGTCGAAACTGGCCGACAGCCGGCCCTCGACGCCGACGACCGGGTACAGCGGATCGCCGATGAACTCCTCGGCCAGCGGACGGGCCAGAGCCTCGAAGCGGTGGCCGTCATCGAAGCGGCGCTGCGTGGCCTGGTCGACCTCGACCGCCACACCGGTGTGCAGCTCGCGCAGCAGTTGGGCCCGGGTCTTGTAGGGGCTGCAGCCCATCATGGCCGGCGCGTCGCTGGCGTTGAAGTGCTGGGCGCGGTGGGCCAGCCACTCGGGGGTGCCCTGGGTCAGGTTGACGGTCTTCATCATCCTCTCCTGTGGTGGTGGCGATCAGCCGGCGGCGCCGGCATCACCACCGGCTGCATCGCTGAAGTCCTCGAATCCGCGGATCGCCGCCACCTGGTCGGCGCTCAGCGTGTTGCGCGTGCCCAGTACAGAGATCAGCGCTTCCGCGGTCTGCTTGCCGGACTGCACGACCTGCTTCCACGCGGCGAGGTTCTTTTCGAAGTGCTCGGCGGCCATCGGCGGCAAGGCCTTGGGCGACGGCGGGGCGCCGTCGGCGGCGGCGTCGATCTCGAACCAGTCAGCCGGCGCGCTCATGTCGTCGCGCAAGCTGACGTAGATCCGCTTCAGGCTCACCACCTGGGCGGGCGTGATGGCGTCGATCCGGCGCTGGATGCGCTTCTCGATGTGCTCGCGCTGAACACCGAACTCGGCGAAGGCGGCCACCATCTTCTGCATGGCCTCGGGGCTGGTGTCGGCCTTCGACTTCAGCGTCACGTCCGCCTGCTGCATGGCGGCCTCGGTCACGTCTCCCGGGATCGACGCCAGGATGCAGGCGCGCAGCCGGCGCTGCGCCTGGTTGGCGCACAGCTCGTAGATGTCACGCTCGTCGGTGAGCTTGTAGCCGCCCTTCTTGGTGTCGCGCCAGTGGCGCACGATGAAGGTCAGCCGCTTGGTGTTGCGGGCCTGCAGGTCGATGCAGAAGGCCTCGACCTCGGAGAACGGCACGCCGGTGGCGTCGGTTCCGCGCTGCATCTCGCGCCAGCCGCTGTCCATGTTCCCCCACTGCTGGGCGATGGCCTCGGCGGCGCGGATGCTCGGCCCTGCAATGTCACTTCCGCCCCGGGCGAACTGGTAGGCAGCCTTCTCGGCCAGGGTTGGCCGGCTGAAGGCGTTGAGGATGCGGTCCATGGCCGCCACTTCGTTGCGCGGGAAGCGCTCGGCCATCAGGTACTTGGTCTGCGTCTCGGCAAGCTCACGGCTTTGGTTCTGGCGCGACCCAGCGCTATCGTGCGGCGCAACCGCAGAACGCCCGCCGAATGGCGACTCGATCATGTCGTTCATGGATTCCTCGTCGTATGTGATGGGTGGCGACGCCCCGGAACTTCCCCGGGCAGGGCAGGGCGCCGCCGGAAACTCAGCGCGGCCAGAACGCCGCAACGCCCGCGGCCGCGCTCACAAACGCCACGGCGATCAGCAGCAGCCCGACGCGCGTCATGGGCGGACGGCACGGCTCGTCATCTGCGCCAATCTCGGTGCACGCCTCGGCGGCCATGCGTTGCGGGCACTGGCGGCCCTGTCCGCATGCGACGTCGTAGTGCTCGCAGCAGGTCTGCGCGCCGGTGCGCGTGGTGGTGTCGGACATCAATACCCCCTCTGGATCGAGTCCCACAGGACCGGCAGGTAGATCGACGCGGCCAGCAGCACGGCGCCGGCGATGTCGCCAAGAATGTCTAGGACGCGGTGATTCACGATGCGCTCCCGGTGGCTTTGGCGATGGCTGCGCGGGCACGAGCAATCGGGTGATCGCCCGTGTAGTTCTCGTCGTCGCCCTCTGCCCACTTGCGAACCTGTTGCAGCGCCTCCAGAAGATCAGGCGCGGCGGCGATCAGGCGGGCGTTGGCGGCTTGGCGCGGGGTCGGCTTTGCGTAGCCGGTCAGGTAGGTGACGAGTTCGCCATCCGGCCCATCAACCCGGGTGCCGGCAGCGACCCACGGCCCAGGGGTCGGCTTAGACATTTGCGCTCTCCTTCTGTTGGCGCCGAAAGGCTCGCGTGCCCTCGGCTTGATTGCTGGCCTTGATCGCTGCGCTGTGCGTGGCGCCACGCGAGGTGCGGCCGTGGGCGGCCCTGTCCTCGGCGTTTTGCTTCACCGTTCCCCAGGCCAGATTGGCGGCGCGTGCATCCAACTTGTTGCCATTAAGGTGGCGCACTTCATAGCCCGGCGCGGGCTGTGGGCCGTGGAACATCCGGCATACCAGCCGGTGAACAGCAACCCTGCGGCGGCGGCCGTTGATGACTACGCGGACACAGGGGTAACCGTCGTCGTCCAGTTCCTGCGACAGTTCGCGGACTTCTTGCCCGCGCCACTTGGTGAACGACAACACGCGGCCGTCGTTGGTGACCTCGTAGCACTCAGGAAGCGTGTGCTTCTTCGCGCTCATGCCGCACCGCCTTTCGCGCGCTCGGCCAGCATGGCGTCGGCCAGCCGGTAGGCGTTGAAAGCAATCCGCTGCTCGATCGTCTGGCCAGCAGCAGCAGCCGCGTCGACCAGCGCGTCGGCAGCGCCGTCGTGCATCCCGGCCGTCGCCAACTCGGCGTGCATCGCCTTCGCCGCGAAGTAGTCGCGCAGGCTCATGCCATCCTGAGCGCCGTTCCCGTTGCGCGTCCCGTTGTAGTCGCCGGCAGCGCGAGGAAACGCCGGCCCGCCGTTGTTGCGCGCGCTCATGCCTGCCCCCTCAGCAGCTCAGCAGCCCGGCTGGAGATGTCCCCGGCCATGCCCTTGACCGCGCGGTGGCGCAGCACGTGTGCCGCACGCACGATCTGGTCGTTGTTGCCCGTCATCAGGCAGGCCAGCAGCACGGCCGGGCCTGCGTCGAGGATGTCCATCGGCAGCAGGTGCAGCGTGTTGATGCTGTTCGTGGCGCCGTCGCAGGCCTTCGCAAGCCAGAAGCTCACGGCGTCGGCGTTGGACAGCAGCTCGTCCGTCGCCTGCTCGACGGCCTGGTCCGGCGTCAGGTAGTCCTCATCGCCGAAGCACTCGTCCGGCGCTTGGTTGTCCCACCGGTGTTGCGCGGCGTCTGCAGCCGCTGCCTGCTCCCGCTGCTCGCGGGTCAGGAGGGACTCGAGGTGGTAGCTCATGCGTGCACCTCAGCGGCCGGTGTGCTGCGCCATCCAGCTCTCGCCGAAGGCCTTGGCCTGGTCAACGCTTCCAAAGAGCCTCGTCTCCGGAGATAAGCGGCACCCCGGAACCCACATGCTGGCCTGCGCCATCTCTCCAATGGCGCTTACCGTGACCCGGTAGCGCTGGCACGCGCTTTCCAGGTGCTGCACGCCGTAGTAGGGCGGCGTCCAGCTGCATTGCTTCGTCTGTCCCATCTGCATCTCCCTGGTGGGTTGCGATGGGATGAAGTCTAGAGAAAGCTAAACATAGCGTCAAGCGAAAGCTAAACCATCTGTGCAAAAAAAATGCGCCACGTGGCGCGCTTGCGATAGTCGCCACCTATCTAGGTGGCGGGACGCCTCCGAGCATCGCGACCAACTCGGACCACTTGTCTTTCATGTGCTCCGGCAGCGCGTCGAAGGCGACCGCCCACTGGAGCGTCTGCTTGTCCATCGCGTCGAAGTAGCCAGGCTCAAGTTCTAGCCTGTCTTCTAAGTTGCGCGCCGCCCTGTCTCCAAAAGGTTCGTTGGGGTCTAGTAGCTGCGAGAGCCTGCCCTTGCTCAGTCCTGACTTTTCCAAAAACGCCCCCCTGTTCCCCTTGAATACAGCTTCAAGGAGGTGCTTCAACTTTGAGCGGCGTAGGGCGTGCATGTCAAGGAAAGCGTAAACCTTGGCCGTTTAGGCGCCGCTTGACCGAAAGTTTACGTTGGCCTAAACTTGCGGCCATGGACCTGCACACCTGGCTAGACGCCGAAACCGGCCGCGCATCCGCTTTGGCTGATGCGCTCGGCGTCAGCAAAACGGCCGTCTCACTCTGGCGCGATGCTGGGGTCCCGCTCTCCCACATGCCAGACATTGCCAAGCACACCGGCGGGGCAGTGACTGTCACCGAGATGGCGCAGCACGCGGTGGAGCGCAAGGCTAGCCGCAAGCCGCGCAAGGTGGCTGCATGAGCCCGGCCG